ATTCTAAACTTATTTCATTCCCCCAAATTTCTTCTAATTTAATATTATTCAAAATTGTTTTTGCCATCATTCTAGGTTTAGTGCCTTCTTCCATGGCATTAAAATATCCTTGACCATTTAAAGTATATTCTAACACTTGATGCATTTCTGTTCCTATTGTTGAAGCTTGATTCATTATTCTATCTGCTTCAGCATCTCCTACTTTTCTACGCCAGTTTTCTAAAAACCTTTTATCTTTTGTTGCGCCTAAAATATTTGTTACACTTGGAACTTTAGCATTACCTACTAAATATTTTCTACCATTTTTGTCTGAGAATCTGTTGTAATGTTTGTACGGATACTTTTTAACAAGCTTCATGCATACTTTTTAATGCATCATATTCATAAGTAAAGCTAATATTATTGCTCCACCTCCACCCATGATCATTCTTTCA